CTACGATTGCTGACAGAACATAGAAATTTTCTAAATTATCTGTATTATGCCAACTGCACCCATTCCAAACAAATTTAACACCTGTCTTTTCTTTTAAAAACCAAGGACTTTCTATTTTAACATGTCCTGAGTTTTTATAAAGTTCGTATCCATATTGTAGCTTACTATGGTTGGATACTCTAACATTTGGTTCTGTAGTTTGATGCCCTGCAACTATAAACTTACCATCTTTTAATACTTCTATTTGAAAATCACCCCAACTAGGAATAATAAATCCGTTACTAAACAAGTCAGTAAAGCCGTTACATTTTTTCAATGTTCCTACTTGTATTTTTAACTGACTATCGGAATTATTACCTCTTACAGATTGTTCTAAATAAGCTGGTAAAGATTTCCAATATTCAGGGACAAATTTATTTGCCCTGTCAGGTTTGAAATTACTAAAAATAATTTCATCATTACAGAAACAATCTACAGTAATAACAGATGGTTTAAAGAAAAATAACATTATACCGATGCCTCTGCATCTGGATCAATGGCAAGTCCTTGCCATTCTTTAATTTTGATTTCTTCTGCTGTGTCAAATTCTGATTCTTCGGTCCATGAGCTTACCCATTTTGTACCAGTCCAAAGCCCTCGATGAGTCCAGGACTTTTTACCTGCGGTTTTAATCATGTACTGACCGATATGTGCAGGTTTGATTTTTTTAGGAAACCATTCGGTCATAGGATATTCAATATCATCCATATTTGAATACTTTTCCCACTTGCCCGTAGCATCTTTACTGCCGGCAATATAGAAACCAAAGTCACTACTTTTGCCATCAGTACTGCCGCCCCAGTTGTCAATATCCTCGCCATCGTATTTTACAGCATTAACAATTTCTTCACCGTCGATTTCATCGTAGCCTAGTGTTAATTTAGTAATATCAAAAGGCATTTTTAATTCTAAATCTGCTTCAAAGAATGTACCTTTCTCATTACTACTTCCTAAAAATACTACAGTACCATCGGGTTGACTGCCAATCCATACTTCGTCATTGGCTTCCCACTCTACGCTGTCATCACTACCGCCATCCATTTCTTCTAGACTGCGTTCAAAAACAGTATTGCCATTTTCGTCTTCAATTTGTAGTGTGCCAGCACTACGACTTACGCCACTTGCATGACCCATACTATCGCCTTCGTACCAGCTACCAGAAGGAAAAGGTTGCATGTCTTCAGGAATGTTATGATCTTCTGCATAGTCACTGTTCCAGCAATAGTCGCTTAGATCAAGCCTACGTTGTTTAAAGTAATCATAAATCTTTCGATCTACGGTACCCATGACTTTTTCACCACCGTAACCCCACATTGAGATTTTATAAGTACGTGGTGTAAATTTAAGAATTTCCATCAATTCTTGTTTTTCTTCTCTAGTTGCCATTATACTGTTTCCTTTTCTGGATATTTTGCTTGGAACGGTTCTGCATACTGCTGAATGTTGTCTGCAATTTTCTTCATATCCCATGCATTGCAGAATTTTAGCATACGGATACCAACCTGATCTACTGTTTTAGGTTTTGCATTAGCTTCGATAGTTTCTCTAATTTTAACTTTAATATCTTCTGGTTGTGCTGTAAGATCGCATAATTGAACATTACGATGATAATCTTCTAAAACTCTGTGTTCGACTCCATTGTGGTCAACCCATCTCTGAAGCATAAGATTGTTCCACGCAAATCCTTTGCTTTTACGGTCTTCGAACGCTTCAGTAAGACCAACTTTGTTTTTAGAACCTTTAGTACGCACACCTGGATACGCCGAGAAGACATTATCACTGGTATCACCACGCATGCATTTTTCGAACAGCATCCACTCTGGGTCTTGTGCTGGTTTAGGCTCGCCTGTCTTTTTGTCTTTAACGGGTTTACCTTTGGCATCGAATGTTCCTTCGTGTGTAATATGTAAATCACCTACACCGTTGTACTGACTTACATTAGGACCGATAAGTTGTGCAAAATCTCCATCTGTTGAAACAATAACGTGTTTTGCATCTGGATGCGCCTGTATCCAACCAGCAATTAAATCGTCAGCTTCTAGATTAGGATGTTGCATTACAGTAGCATTGGTCTTTTCTGTAATGAAATTTTTAAACTCGTCAAATGCTTCCCAGAATAACTTGTCTTCATCTTGTTCTTTCTGCGTCATAGCCGCACGAGTTTCTTGCCTATTTGCTTTGTAAGGCTTGTAGTAGTCCTTACGCCACGAGCGACCTTCGAGGCAGAAAACAATATGACTACCGTTAAAATCTTGCCATGCTTTTTTGATACTGTTGAGTGTAATATGAAAGGCCATGCCAAGTTTGATATCGGCACTGCCTTGAACAACGTGTCTAGCACGAAAGAAAGTGTTAGCAGTATCTACTATAATGTATGTCATTCTATTTGTGCTCTGCCATTAGGCAATTTACTTACGTTAATATAACCCATGCCACGACTTGTGTCTTGTCCTTCTTCGGCTAACATGTTTCTTGCCAAATCTCGGAACCAACGATCCACAATTTCCTCTTCTGGATCACCTTCAAATCCGTAGCCCTCTTGCTTTAATTGTACAATAAATTCTGGGTTCCAGTCAAGCTCAAAGAATCCATTTCTAATATTATCTTTATTAACATGGGTATCCAAAACAGCTACCCACGGCTCACCTTTGGCAGTGGCACGTTCTTTTGGAGTCATCTTTGCTTTTTGTTCAGCTTGTTGAGCTGTAGCTGTTGATGCAATAGCATCGGCTTCTTGTTTTTTAAGATTTTCTAAGTTTGCTTCTAACTTATCAATTCCCATCCATTTTTTTAATAGTTTAATCATTTTTATCCTTACAATCACAAAGTCTACCTTGTCGGCAATTACCAGTACATGCCGTATTATTTTTAGGAGTATTAATCATAATCACTCCTATTAAAACTGCTACTAAAAGTAATGCAACAATCATCTCTAACATTAGGTACCCCATTCGTTTTTAAATAATGGAACTTGCAATCTATCGCTATAACGCCAGCCACGCTTCATTGCGGCAAGGGCAACGGCTTTAGCATTGAGATTATAAACAGACTCAACACCACCGACAGGCATAAGATATACGTGACCTTTAAAACCCGCTTCTCTAAATTGTTTAACTGCTCGTTCTGCATCTTTAACATCCTCTTCTGTTGCTACTACAAATTTCAAATACGTTGTTCCAACTTGTTCATATTCACAAACAACTTCTGGGAGAATAGCTTCCTCCCACTTTTCACCACTAGCCGGAAGTTTAGCACTTACACTGAATGTAAGTTCTTTACCTACTTCACTATTCCATTTAGTCAAGTATCCTTTAAACTCTGGCGTAAGTTTCTGAGTACCGTTTGTTTCAAACGTGATCTCTTTTAATGCCTTCATTTTAGGATTGTTCAATAAGTCTGGATAAGCACGTTGCCAACCTAGTAAAGGTTCACCGCCTGTAATAACTAAATGCTCGTCGTGCCATTCACCATGTGGAATAATTTCCATAATACGATCTGTGATAGCTTCACTAGTAAGCATTGGACTTAGATCTTTAAAACTAGGATGCCAGCTAGCATAACTATCGCAACCAGTAGAAACTAACGGAAGTTCTTCATACTTGTTATATAAATGTACTACTTCTGAAATATCTTCTGCTTCCGTACTTAACTCACCACGTGGCATACCGAAGCCCTTACAAGAAAAATTGCAGCCAAAAGTTCTAAGGAACACGCTAGGTACTCCCATATATCTACCCTCGCCCTGTACACTATAAAATAATTCTGCAATTTTAATTTTACTCATCTTCATCTTTCTCTAAATATTGACTTACTTGATCTTCTGCATCTTGAATACTTTCTGCCCATACTGTAAATGTAGCGATACCTTTACTAGCACTAATATCAAAAGGAACAGTTCCATTAGGAATCCAATTGTCACCGACTTCATGTTTGATCTCAAACTTATTTAGGTCTGTAGTTTTCATACGGTGAATTAATTCATCAGTTATTTGTTTGGCGTTCTGCATCTCGTTCCTCTTTGAATTTTTCAACATCTTCAACAGCACTTAATAGTGTATGAGCATAGTTAAATGCTTGTTGTTTACGCATAACTAGGGTAGACTCTGTATCGATATAGCCTTTAGTTAACAATGTCCAAATATGATGCCAGCGATCCTTGCTCCACCAATTGCTTCTTACAGTTGTATAAACAGTAACACTGACTTCGCCATGATCGTCAGCTTCTACCCATACATGATGATCGTGCTCAGAAGCACCACACTCACAGGCAACTCGGTAGACTTTACTCTTACCCCAGTCGTTAGTTTGCATAATACCTTCAGCTGGTACTTGTATTCTTAGGTCAGTCATTTAGAAGCATACTCCTGTTGCATTTTAATATTGTCAAAGAATTCTTTCTTTGTGCCAGCATCATTAGTAAACGCACCTTTGAGTACTGTAGTCTGTGTTAAACTACTCTTGGCCATAATACCGCGATTCTCACAGCAACCATGTGTAGCTTGAATATACACACCTAAATCCATGGCTCCTGTAGCTTTTTGGATTTCCCTAGCAATATCGTTACACAACTCTTCCTGGAGAGTGCCGCGACGAGCACACCACTGAGCAATACGAGTGTACTTAGACAAACCAATAAGTTTTTGTGCGGCGATGATGCCAATGTAAGCGACACCAGTAACGGGCTGATGATGATGACTGCACATAGAGCGGAGCTCACTACGTACCACCAGCATACCTTCGTATCGATCCACTGAGTCGTTGGGAAATGCTGTTGCGTCTGGTGCTGGTTCATATCTGCCACTCATTATTTCGTTAAAATACATTTTAGCTAATCGCTTGGCTGTACCTTTTGAATTAGGATCATTTTCACGATCAATAAGCAAACAATCTAATACTTTTTCAAAAGCCTTAGTTGCTTCGTCAATTAATTGTGCTTTCTTTTCTTCATCAATATATTCACTGATGTTGTCTCCAGCCCAAAATCTCTTACCATTACGTTTCATTACAAAACCTAAATAGTCATGCATTGTGCCTTCACTATATCCGCCGTCACCTGCCATGGCATCTAAACCTGTTTCTTTTTCGTGTTCGTATATTCTGGATTCAGTCATTATTACTCCTAGTGTTATATTATATAGGTTTATTTAGGTTTTTGCAAGTTATTTTGATAATTTTCTGCTCGAAGTTTACGGCATGCTTCTTTAACAGGTATAGGATAGTCAGGACTAATTTCCGAAATTGAACAATCATATTTTACAGTAATGGCAGGATGTACAGTTACATACCATGCTGTATAGATGCAGGCAGTTAATGCTATAATAAGGATTGTGATTACATCCCAATTTTGTCTGATAAAAGTATTTTGCATAAATGGTAATCTTTTTTTGATTTAAAACGAAAAAACATACAATTAGTATGGGGATGACTAGTATATCTATCACCGGGCAATCCAAACACTTCTACAATATCGGCACATAATTCATTCCACCAATATTCTTTTTGACCCTGCCAAGGTACTTCGATTTCCCAAAGGATATCAGTAACGTCCATTTAATTTTGCTTCTTTTAATTCATCTTGAAGATAATCAATGTAGCTAGTTAGTGCCATACGTGCATTTTCTGTATCGGCAGATCTCAAATCTTCTTCGACTTTTTTAATCTTATCTTCAATTTCTGAAACAGTTAACTCATTCATTTCTTTAACCTCGTAGCAAGACTGCCTCCAAATAATACATTGAAAGCTAACCAAGTTTGCCAAGTAAATGGGATATTTAATACTGGAAATAAAGTATTTAAACTCCAAATACCTACAAGGGGTCCAAATACAACTGCAATTACAATAAATGCAATACCAAATGTAAGTTTTATTAATGCTGAAGTCATAGTCATAACCAAAAATCCTCCCAAGGATAAACTAACCAGCAGTCTTCTTCTGCTTTGTTTACAGACCAAACATAATAGTCTGGGTCTTTGAATTCACTGCTGAGGTTGTGTGTTAAAACTGCAAAGCGAACTGTATCGCCCCAAACATATTGCCATTGGGTCTCACCGGGTAAACAACTAGATTGCCAATCTTTTTTAATCCAAGCGACAGTAGATCCTTGATCATTGATGTCATCAACAACAAGAATCCGTTTACCTTCATAAGCATCTTCGGCCATATTACAGTTACTAACACAATCTCCTCCGTCACGTAGACTTACGTCTAACGATTTCATCGGAATACCGGTATACTGACTTAATAAATTAGCTGGCACAAGTCCACCGCGGGTTATACCTACAATATAGTCAGGACGCCAATTGTGTACTGACATCTGGCGAGCAATTTCTAAACATGCTCCTTCGACTTGTTGCCAACTATAGTATACTTTCTTCATGCTGTCAATGCAGATGCTAATGTTGCCATCTCATCCTTGGTCATGAAAAAGTTATATACTTGTGAATCGACAACATCGCCGTCTTTTAAACTTTCTTGGACCATGTCAATACTAAACAAACCCTTAGGGCTTAGTACTTCGTGTGTATTAAGAGTCAAACGAAATCCATCGTGCTCTTTAATAACTGTTGATTTAAACGTATCTCTAACCGATTCATGTAGTTCCATCTTCATCTCCTTTAATTGCTTCAAATGTTCTATATTTGCCCAAAGCATTGATGTAGTCATCATATAACTTCTTTAGCTTTGGATGTTTACGTTCTAGTGTAACATCTCTTTCTGGAATTTGCAAGACTTTTTCAATTGTATTCAACCGTTCTTCTAAATCGCGGCCATTGATAACCATATTACCTTTAACTTCTATTGTAGGCGGATTGGTTTGATTGATTCTTATTGTTTCGTTCGGAATACTACTAGTACCAGTAGTCCATGTAGTAGTTGTTCCAGTCGATGTTAGATAAGCACCGTTTGGTACAGTAGTTGTATTAGTTAGAACAGGAACAGCATGATTAGCTGTCGATACATTAATTGGTGTTGGGAAGTAGGCCATTCTTTCTATCACTTAAATATTTTTCGAAATGGATCCATTTATTTTCTACAATAAATCCCCACTCACGTTGGCGTTTGCCCACAAAGAACAATGTCCATGGAGTAACGCCTTCTTTTAATTCAATACGGTGAAAGGTATGTGTGTTACCAAAACGGAAACTACCAGGCCCACGCCACACTCTTACTTCACAGCTCTTTGTACCATCTTCATTAAACTGAGCAATCCATTCGTAGTAGCCACCAGCAAGAATGATAGTAAAGTAGTTCCATGGATGATCATGAACATCATCTGGATCTGATTTTAAGAACTTGTGTAAAAACACGTTGTAGGGAAATGTTACACGTTCTTTAAACAGAACATAATAACGTTCTAGATATGGTTCGTTCTCTGCACGATCCATAATGATGCGTTTACGGTCATGGCGTTCAAGCCAATTAAGGACGAGGTCTTTGATCTTCTGGAGTATCATAATGGTCTTTCACTAGTTGATAAGTTGTTTTAAATTTTTCAAATGCTATTTTTAATCCAGGATATTCATCGCACATTTTTTGTATTCTACTTATATCGGGCAATGTATCTACAAATTCTATAGGCATCTTATATTCGTAGCCTGCTGAACCTGTAAGAGTAATAGTAGGACCCGAACCGATAGTACCTGAAACAGCACCAGTACTACTAATGGTAAAAGCATTACCACTCGATATTCCTGCACCTGTATAGTAATAACTAGACCCTGTAGTACTATTAATAGTAATATTACTTAGGGCAGATATTTGATCAGACGTTAACGGTTGTATTTCTTGAGCTGTTATACCAACAGAATCACTTGACCAATTGAAGGAGTTTGTTAGCACTGAAGAAGTTGTCATGTAAGTCCTTTGTTTGTTTTCGAACAGTGGGAATCATGCGTGTATGATTGTCCATTAACTCTATAATCTTACGACACAGATCGGGACGATATACAGTATAAGCATTAAAATCTTCTGTCCATTTGCTTGGATATTTAAATCCTTCATAATACATTTCGCTGTAACTAAGTCTATCGGGTACTAGCGGAATAGCATCAACTACCGCACCTTCATAGCAACTAATGCCTAGTGTTTCTTGTAAGTTAGCACTAAACACCATCTTTGCTTCGCCTAACAAGTTATGATATTCATTTTTTGTTAGCTGTTGATCCTGACACACTACAAATTCATACTGCGGTAAATGCGTAGCTAAGTCTCTGAAAATCTCAACTTGCTTCTCGGGTGCGATGCGATGAGGGAAAAGAATTAGATTACGCTTGGGCATGTTCTTATACATGAGTAGTATATCTTCCATATACTCCATCGGCCACCCTGTTTGTTGCATCTTGGGAAATTTACTGTCTAATACTTCGGCTAAATCTTCTTCATACCAAGGATTTTCATTTTGAAATCCTCCGTTGAGTAATTCTCTAAAGAATAATTCCATATGAAATTTAGTAGCAAAGTAATTATGATCAAACGCATGATAAAAACTTTGTTCAGCGTGTCTAACCCAAGGTTTAGCACCGACTAGACGTCCTAAGAAATCTTGAGGATCATAACTGCCAGCATGCCATAGGCCGTGTGTTGTTACAGGAATTTGCAACAACTCACTCATATACTTTAAGTTTATGATACCAGGGTGCCAAGCATCAGTGAAGATGAAATGATCGCCAGGCTGAACTGATCCGGAGCAAAATAAACGGCCCATCTGCTCAACTTGTCGAGACTTATATATATTGGTGCCGCCAAAATTAAGAAAAGCACCAGGAGTAGTGGCTGTAGGAATATCCGTAGGCCCAGATATAATTTGAACATTGTGTCCTGCCTTTCGTAAGAGAGCAGGTACATGAGTCTTCCATTGACCCGTGTACCTAGTTTCAACAGCTTCTAAATCAATTAGAAATACGGTCATTATTGTATCTCGGATTTTTACCTAGATAAGGTTTACGTTCGCCTGTGAAAGGCTTCTTAGGACGACGTGTCTTGTCGAAGTTACGCCACTGCCAGCTTTCTCTGTTGTAGAGGTGAGCTTCGTTAAACTCGCAGAGTTCTGTACGGCACCAATCATGGAATGCCTCGAGATCATCAAATAATTTAACAATATCGGGACGTGTTTCGAAATAACTAAAGTCCTTGTAATTCTTAGCCATTATAGCTTTCCTTAATATTTAATAAATGAACCATTTTCTCCGTCTTCGGAGACCTCAATCCAAACCTCACGGCTTGGATACTTTTGTGAAATCATGTCATACAAATCGTCTGACATCATCTCGCAACTTTTATAATCCAGTTTTAGTATACTGTCTTTGTATAAATTTTCCAACCAGCGTTTGAACTGGATGAATTCGACATCACGGTCGTTGTGGGTAACTGAAAGCCAAACGCGAAAATGGAATATATGACGATGAGGAGTAGCCAAAAACGATACATCATATTCATCTCCTGTTGCTAAGTTTGGATCAGTTGCGGCCGCTGGATAAGCATGGATGCCTTCTTTTTGGAAAGTAACCCAGATCATTTTGTTTGGTCGCCAGTCTTGACGTAGTGTACTTTGTGTCATATAGTTTCCTCAAAAAGGTTTTGATAATTTGAACGGGACATTCTTTCTATTGCTGGCATATCATCTTTACTTAATCTAAAGTAAAAACTATCGGATTTAGAATTACATTTTTCAAAATATCCCCAATGACCTTTGACATGTGTACAATTTAAGGCTGTGTTAGAAACAATTTGATCTTTTCCGTGAATAAATGCTTCTTTAAATTTTTGTTGAATATGTGGAACTGTAAAATCAAATAATTCAGCTTTGATAATTTTAAAATTTTCTGTAGTAACTCTTATCTGATATTGTAATTTTTGCCAAATGCTTGAATCTTCATATAATGTATTGGCAACTTTTGAAGGATGTATAGTTCCAATAGTATGAGGACTTGTAGCAGATACATCTCTAGTCTTAACTTCTACATAGTATGTAATATTAAATAAATTAAGTACTAACGTAAAATCGGCACCTTCTCCGGGTTGGATAGGAACGCCCATATTTCGTAGTATAAGTTCAACATGGCGACCAGCTTTTCCTCCTTGGTTAGTTGGAACTATAAGTCCGACTAATGGTTGACAAATCTGCTGTTCTATAAGTTGTCGAATTTGTGTATTCATAATGATGTGTCTTGTGTATACTGATCCCAGTGAGTATATTTGTCCATACTCATTAGATCATGTAGTTGATGAGTCCACACGCCTGGATTGGTAGCACCCCAAGTGCGGTCATCCAGTTTTAGTGTGGCGTTATAGTTATGTTGATTAATGTAGGGTAGTTTAACACTAATCATAGGTACGAATCTTGGATATTCACTATAACAAGATTCAAGTACACCTTCAGAGTGACTGACATCAAAATCTAAAGTCACCCAGTAGTCTTTCTTTAAACATGGAATAATAACATCATCCCACGCTTTGTATTCTTCATGCGAGATGCTTTTAGGATTAAAACTTTGGCTAGTACCAAAATAGATATGCTTGATACGTTTAGATTCATCTAACATTGCTTGACTATCGTCTGCGATGCGTAGGATATCTTCTACAGGTGGCGTGCCTACAACAAATAATGTAAACATGCCATGACAAATAGTATGCTCTACTTCATAACCTGTAAAGTAAACGACACCTTGTCGTTCTTCTGTGTTTAATCCCATTTAATATAACCTCTGCTGTAACCACTCGGACGATTAACGCCGTCCGCAAACGCTTGTTGCCATTCTGTAGTACGATTGTAACATCTTGTCCAAAAAGAATCAACCTCTAAGTAGCCTTTTTCAATCCAATATTTTGCCATATGCATACAATCTATAAATTCTGGATTGCGTGGACTTGGTTTGATGGTAGTAACAGCCTTCCAAAGTTGAGCCTGTGCTTCTTGTTTGCTAACAGCCTTGCCAACTCCGTCGATAATGACCGCATTGTTATTTAGGTTAATCTGTGTACCTAGCTCATAGTTACCACTTAGATCGATAACAATATCATAGTTTTCAATAGTACTGGACAATAGTTTATCCTTCCATAGGGCTCGATTACTATGTCCTAGCACATCCACGTGGAAGATATAACCATTTAGCCGTAGTGTATGATAAGCTACCCAGGCAAGAAACCCACTGCCAATAATTAGTACTCTGTTATTTTCATTTCTGCCTTGCTTGTCCTGGAAATACGTCTTAGATTGATTAATAAGATTAATGCCACAAGCTACAGGTTCTAAAATGTAACGAGGATGTGCTTCGGGAATTTTAACATATTCATCTTCTTTAACATTGTAGTAGTCGGCATAGGCCGGTTCACCACGTGTAGCAACAAAGTCACCGATATTAACTGTTCGTACTTGAGAACCAATATTAGTCACTTGACCGATACCTTCGTGCCCTTGCATGTGCAATGGTAGTGGCCCGAAATCGCCCATCATCATGTCGATGTCACTGCGACAAACACCAGTCATAACTGCTTTAACTTCAATTTCGTTAAATGCTATATCGTTTTTGGCATAATCTACTTCTTTGAATACACCGTCGCCGACAGTTTGTAAACATTTAACCATCATAAAACTTCGATTTGTTTGTGTATCCATATATCTTGTTCTAGTTGTTCTTGCCAGAAGTTATCGTTATTTAGGTTTTCAACAGCATCTTTAATCATATTTAGGTAAGCATCTTCCGGACACCAACCTAAATCAAAACGTTCTACTGTGTTATCTTGCATTATAAACTCTATGGCACTATTTTCATAGTCCATACTTCGCCAATTAGCACTACAATGCCATTTATTACCAAAGTATATATTACATTTGTCATCCACATCGTATGTGCCATTCGGATTAACAACGCCATACTCTGTACTATCTATGTCTTTTAGTTCCCACATCATCTGTGCGCCTCGACCATTTACTTGATCCTTGCGCCAATCAGGATTCATAGCAATATATAGACTTAGCAAGTGAGGCATTAAGTCTCGACTAACTCCGCCAAAAGCCAGTTTGCGTGTAGTAAACCAACTGCCGGGACTAGGTATACAGTTCTTACGTGTCCATTCGATATTTACGGACTTAGCTCGCCTTGCTGATTCTGATAATTCGGTAATATTACTACGCCACATATTGTTTTTAACCATCATAAAGCGTGTACTTGGAAATGTCTTAACTAAGGTATACCATATATTACTAGTGCTGACGCCAGGTTTTTCGATAAACACCATACTAGAACATTTAGCAACCTTAGTAGCAATATCAAAGTGTGTAAAATTAGGAGTACAAATATGTACTGTATCAAACATATGACATGCTACAATAGCCGCATCGACTGTTTCAAAGTCTGCACCTTTAGCAGGATCGCTATCTACAGTAACAACACCGTGACCAAGTTTACCTAATACGGTAGCATATAGATTGCCAATACCCATGCCTACAACAAGACTAGTTTTCATTTGTAAACTTCTTCCCTTCTTCCCAATACTTAATCATACGTTGTACATCCTCCATACGTTCTTGTATGATATGCGGAGCTTCACGTTCCAATTCTTTCAAATTATGATAGCTAGGGTAATGACGTAAACACCAACGAGCTTGCTCACGTACTTCTTTTGGAATACGTGGAGTTTTTTGAGGATTCATCAAATCTGTTAAGAATTCTTCTGTACGTTGTATGCTTCTAAATCTTTCGTCTGGTAATGTCATGTACACTGGCCTCGAGTTCGTCAAGTTTGTCACTAACTTCTTCAGAAAAGTCTGGTTCATCTTCTAATTGTACACTCGTTGCGTCTACTTCGTCAAACAATTCGAAATATTTGGTAGTAGCATTAACTGTCTTTTTACCAGTATAGCCACGTGTTCCGGGAATAGCCATCCAAAATTTACTAAATTCATCAATAATAGCGTTGGCAGTATCTCGATCATCTGTAGCAAATATAGCTTCGATTACATCTTTAGCATAAAGCCTATCAAATTTTTCTTGTACCAGCATAGTCGGACACTTACCTGCATCATATTGACGATTGGCTTCCTGTACAGCATTGATATGCATCCAAACATTATGTCCCATCATGATAGCATAGGTAAAACTATCCCAACTAGTCTTGCCAATCTTACCAATTTTATTCATATCATTTGGACCATAGATACAAATTTCGTTAACTTTGACACCATCCATGATAGGGCTTGTGGTAAAACTATCAAAATGTCCGTCTTGTACTACTACGTCTTGGAAGAGTCTTGTGTCTTGAGCGTACTTTTTGTCATCAAGAGACGGCAACATGCGGTAGAGCCATTTTTCTCTATCGGTAATTTCTGTTTGGACATAGATTTGTCCATTTGCTGTTGCAAGGAACGGCGAGGCGCAATCAAAAGAGATGGTAAAGTTTTCATTATGATATTTCCTTATAGCACGTTGTATATCGGTTAAAATTAATGCCCACTCTAACTTACTGGTGCCCAAGAAATGCATCCAGTCCTGATGTCCTTTTTCAAGAAGTCCATCAAAGCGTAACGCCACTAGACGTTTTAACGTCAAGTGAATATCGCACATATTTTGTCCGCCCATAGCCCAACCATTAAATGGTTTGTCATATTTCTTAGGATCGCAAAAGTCTTTCATTTGTTGATACCAGTCTTCTGCCTGTGCGTGATTTTCACCTTGTAATACATTTAAGAATTTACAAGCACCTGTGCGATGTTTAATGAAATATTCATTGTTATACTTGGTTGCCGCTACAGCCTGTTGATAACTTTCAATACCAGTGGCCGCACGTCCAACAGGACTACGTTCAACCCATGCAGGAATATCAAGTACCATGCCATAATCCATTAAGGCGTCCATCCAAGCAAGAACTTGTTTACGTTTCTTTTGTGCCGCATCTAACTGTGCTTGATACAATTTTGGATGATCAATTTTAGACATTTTAGGATTTCCATTCTTGTCTAATTTAGGATTACCTGTGGCATCTAGTTGTGGAACGAGCTCAACACCTTTTGCATTAACTTCTACCCATTTGGCCGCAACTTCTGGTCCAAGCGGATCTCGCCATTCACCGGCCCACACACCTTTACCAATTTGGAATCCGCCTGAATCTCCTAGTACCCAACTAGTACTACGATCTCTATTGCGAAACATATCTTCGCTTGGATCAGGTTTAGTCAAATCTAAATTAGCATGTCCAGCTGAGTACAAACAATGGTCAAAGTAAAATGCCGCTTTGGGATTTAGATAGTTCATTGCTTCAACCCCCATGGGTCCAAAGCTAGCAGGAATACGTGCAGGATCAACATAGTTGCCATACCGTTGTTTACCTATGTACGTACTAAAGAATCCCGACGTTGCCGGCAGGAAGTACGCATAATCATTCTGAGTAGCTGTTAAATTTTTATTCATTTTATCCAATGTTGTGCTAGAACCATAAGACTTAACCAAGCCCACATGGTATTAAAACCTACAAGTGTTGGCAATGCCTTTTTACGGCTGGCCCAAATAAGGGTTACACTGGTTAATAAGGTCAAATAATATAGTTCCCAAATTTGAATACCAAAAATTAATCCAGGAATAATAATAATTGCCTTAGCTAACCAGCTGATAAACTCGACTGTATTATAAGCAGTCCAATACTCTTTTGTAAACCACATCATATAGCAGTCACGCATATTGCGCCAACCGCTATGTGTATAACTAATAGCCATAAGTACTAACCAAATACCTACCGCTAATAAAATTTGATCCAATGTCATTCTTTACCCCATTCGATTTTTAACCAGATTCTCTCGTGGAAATAGTGAACTGCGGTTAACACAATATGAATTAATACTGCACTTGCAAGACCAGTCCACAAGGCAGTAATTAACAATGCTATAACACGATAGGTTATCGTCCTAACAACAGTTCTTTTATGTGTTTCCATTACTTGCTTTGTGCTGGTAAGATATAATTGTAAACTGCAATACCGCTATCTACTGTAATTTGTAATGCACCTGCATCTGCAATACGCATAGTCTTGTCACCTGATAGTGCCAAAATTGCTTGTACAGCGTTCACAGGCCATGCCCACATTTGTTTTAATTTACCAGTAACACCTGATTGGAATATAAAGCTACCTGCGTGTGTATTAGCATCGCCAAAATAAAATACTAAATTTCCATTTTCAGTTTTAACTTGAAATGTTTTTTCTTCTGTGTGGGCTGCCGCTTGATATTTTAATTTCTGAATACTGGCAACTGCTGGTTCAAATTCAACATCCCATGTAGTTCCTTTGAATTTAGCACTCTTTAATTTTTCGTTAATGATCTGTTCATTCATAAAACGATAATCATTTTCAAAGTCGCCTAATGCATTTTGAAAATGTAGTCCTGTTGGGATAGTTTCGCCGTTACGGTCTTGTTTAACTACACTGATACCGGCACCTTCTTTATATTCTGGGCATTTTAAATGCAAATCTAGTTTATTAAGATCCGGCATACCAAATACGCCTTCCAACTGGTCGATTGGGTTATGTGTTTTTGCATCAACAATAACTGAACGATCTTCGGCAATCGATTCTATCTTAGTTTCTTTAGTAGTAGAACTAACTCTAACCAAAGGCAAAAAGCCCAGGCTGTGTGTATGTGCTACTAGGTCTTGTAAAAAGTCTTTCATATGATTCTCCATGTTTGTTTATTATATAGGTTTTTGTGACTATGTCAATGTTTTTTTAACTCGTTTATTGTATTTTACTGCCGATTCTACCAACGTGTGAGATATTTGTACACTATCGGCATAATGTATAAATGCATTTGTATCCTTGGGGAAACAAGCACCACCAAATCCTCTACTGCCGTCGGGACCTGGAACTTGCATATGGCTACTACCCATACGCTCATCCAACTTTAACAGTTCAATAACTGTATTATAATCTGCACCATTTAATTGACACATATCATAAATTTGATTAAAGAACGCCACCTTGACACTTAGGAAACAATTAGTGGTATATTTCAACATACTTGCTTCTGTCAGTGTGCAATATTCAATTGTATTTAGGTTTTTAAGTGAACTAGTAAATAATTCACTCCAAATATTGTTGGGGTTAGCACCGCCTAAAATCATATATTCTTGATTAGCAAAGTCTTCGTTAGCACTTACCGCACGTAAAAATTCTGGACTATACGCAATACTATGTTTAGGAAAATCTGTTACAATCTTATTCAAATAGTCTGGACGTACGGTACATTTGATCAATACCGGCATAGATTCGGAAACTTGTTCCATTACACTATAGATTTGACTAACATCACAATCTCCTAATTGTGTACTAGGAGTACCAACACAAATAATAACCCCGTCTGCATCTGGGTAGTGTTTTATTTCTCCAGTTGTATATTTTGGATCGACAACGTGTATTATAGTTTCTTTCAATGAGTTGGCTACTGCTTTGCCAACAAATCCGTAACCCGCAATTATAATTTTTTTCATATTAAAACTCAAATAAACTATTAAAAGTATTTTTTTCTTCGGTACTATTTAGGTCCCACTTTAGTACACCAATTAAATTATCTAACTTATTGTCGATAATTGTTGCCTCCATTTCAGCATGATCAAAAGGTAAATCTTTGAACCACTGTGGTAATCTCAGTTCGTCTACTGGGTAAGCAACTGATGTATAGCCTAACGGATTAGGCTTGAGTTTACAAACAATAACCTTAGCACCGTCTGTAATAGCCATGCTATACTTGTCGTCATACATACGTTTTAATGTATTCCAATTGATACTAGCACGGACATGCCCTGGCATATTGGTCTTACCTTGTTTCTTTTCTTTAGCACCATAATCAGTAATATTATTAGCACGTTTGGGACTACCTTTTTCCCAACCTGGACGAGCTTTGAAACGAATTCTAAATTCACTAATGTGATCCAAAACTTCTTGTTCGGGCTTACCCATTAGAACCATTTCAAGAACTTCGCTTAAAAAGTCTTGAATAAATTCTGGAGTATCACTACGTTTCAGATCCAACCCCATGGCCTTAATCTTACCAGGCTTGCCATCTATGTCTGTACGTTTACCTTCTTTATCATAGTAAAGAACAGCATAGCGTTTCTTAGTAATAAACAAGGCTTTACTACCAACAATTTCTCGACCTGCTTTAATAACTTCACCGCGTGATTTTGGGCAATGAAAGTTGTCTAGCATAAATTGTGGGAAAGTAGTATTAACTTCTTCACCGATTTGGTCGTATAACGAAATAACGTTTTCTCGACTCCACGGAATTAATCCCGCTTCGATGTCCTTCTGTAAAGTGCGAAAAGCACTAAAATAACAAGAATCAGTGTCACCATATATAATTGCCTTTCCTCTATAATCATATTCGCCGGCAATAATTTCATTTACTTTACCGGCCATGTGTTTAACAATTTGTCTACCTGTTAGTGTAGTTGATTGTCCAATGCGTTTATCAAAAAAGCGACATCCGCTGTTAAGAATAGCACCATACAAACTATTCAAATTAATCTTCTTAACTAGTTGTCGTTTATCCCAATATTCTTCTTCGACCTTGTTACCTGCTTTGATAGCGTCCTTTAACTTGGCCTGCATCTCTTTACGTTCGGCATACCAACGTTTTAACAGTCCAGGAATAATACCTTCCTTCTCGTAAGTGAAGATTGTGCCATTAGCACTAAGCATCCAAGGTTGATTGCTTTCAAATATAAGTCTATATACTTCTGCAGCACTGACTATATCGCTATCTCCATTTTCCCAGTCGATAGTAATGTCTGTACCAATTTCTTGATTCATTACAGCTTCGTATTCGTCAGTACCAAACTTACCTTCCCAAGCGGCCGCAAAACTTTTGCCTTTGGCAATCTGTGCTTCGATGTATTCTTCGGTTTTAGTCTGACGTAATTGTCCAATAATAGTTTCTGGACCCATGTTCAAAGCACGAATAGTTGACGGATACAGACTGTTAATATCTAATGAACCGATCCAGTCTTGAATACCTTCTTTAGGATATGCAACATACGCACCAGCCGCACCTTCATTGTCTTCACGTTCACTCATCTTAGTACGATTAGGAACTTGGAAACCTCTTCGATGTGCTTCGTTAATAATAGCCTGTTCTGTCACAGCTACAGCACCCATTGTAGTCTGTAGCAATACTGTATTTTCATGTGCC